CGGGTAACTAACGACCTCTAGGAGAGACAATCGTGATAGATGATAGAAAATTCAACGAGCTAGTAGACAATACGACTAAGTACCTACAGCTATTGATGGACAAGAACACAGCACTCGAGAAGCGCTTAGAAGCTCTCGAAGCTAAGAAGACAATCAGCAGGAGTAAAGCAGATGACAAGTGAATCTAAATTCTTCGATGATTGCCGTGAGTTGTTCTTAACAGACGGATGGAAAGCATTTAAAGACGAAGTAATTGTAGGGCTTAATAGCGTACATGTTGCTTCGCTAGAGAGTGCAGAGGACTTCTGGAAAGCAAAGGGAAGGGTAGAAGCCCTGTCTCAGATTGCTGGCTGGGAAGACGCTGTACTCGCAGCAGAGGCGCAGCAGGAAGCGGATTCGGAGGACTCCTATGAGGAGGCTGTATGACGCACGCTGCACTAGCTGCAACAAGATAACTGAAGTGTTCGGTAGGGAGTCTGATGATTTCCGGTGTGGAGCCTGCGACTCCCCTGCCGAGCGTATAGTTAGTCCCGTTAAGTGCCACCTCGATGGCGTGTCTGGGGATTTCCCCGGAGCCGCTATTAAGTGGAAACGCGATCATGAACGGGCAGCACGTCAAGGATAACCACAGCCAAGTGACCCTTGTTTATTTAATCTGATAAGCCTTAATAGGCCCGGAGTTTGATAATGGCAACACTGATAGATACCGATGGTGAGATTATTGGAGAGACAACCACATTCGATGACCTCAAGGAACAGGTAGCTCCTGTTGAGGAAGCCCCTGAGGCTTCTGAATCTCCTGAGCAACCCGAGAGTGACCTTCCTGATAAGTACCAAGGTAAGTCCGCTGCGGACATAGCACGAATGCACCAAGAGTTAGAGAAGCGTCTAGGACAGCAGTCCTCTGAGGTGGGCGAACTACGCCAAGCCTTCGACCAGATGGTTCAATCTAGTGTAAAAGCGCAGCAGGCCCCACCGGAAGTTGAAGAGGTAAGTGATACTGACTTCTTTGCCGATCCGAAAGCTGCCGTAGCACAGGCGATTGAGAACCACCCTAAGCTACGACAGGCAGAAGCTGTAGCCGTAGAGATGGCTAAGAACCAAGCTCTAGCTAAGCTACAGACTACGCACCCCGATATGAAGACGATACTAACTTCTACCGATTTCCAATCATGGGTAGGCAAAAGCCAGTTCCGTCAGGGTCTATACCAACAAGCAGACAGCAACTACGATTACGCAGCTGCCGACGAACTACTAACACTGTTCAAGGAAGCTAAAGGAATTGTGGCTGAAGCTGCTAAGATTGAGAAGGTCGCACAGAAGAGTGCGGTTAAGCAAGCCTCAACAGGAACGTCACGGTCTGCACCCGAAGGCAAGAGCCGGAAGGTCTACAGACGACGTGACATTATCGAACTAATGAATACCGATCCCAAACGATACGACGCTATGTCTGAGGAGATTATGAAAGCGTATCAGGAAGGGAGGGTTAAATAAGGGAATACTATGCCATTAGGTACTAATAACGTAACAAACACGACTGCTGCAACTTTCATTCCAGAGTTGTGGTCAGATGAAATCATCGCTGTCTATGAGAAGTCGCTTGTGGTTAAGCCTCTTGTCCGCGCTATGTCTATGGTTGGCAAGAAAGGTGACACCATCCACATCCCTAAGCCGGATCGTGGCGCTGCTTCTGTTAAGGCTGAGTCTACTCAGGTTAATCTAATCGCTGGCACCACTGGCGAGTTGGTCATCAGCATTGACCAGCACTACGAGTACTCACGTCTTATCGAAGACATCACAGACGTACAGGCTCTGAACAGCCTCCGTAAGTTCTACACCGAAGACGCAGGCTATGCTCTTGCTACTCGTGTAGATACAGCTATTGTTGCTGAGGGCGCTAACTTTACCTCACAGCTGGAGTTCACCGCTGACGGTGTACAGACTGCTGCTGGTACTGCTGCTTCTGCATTCAATGACGCTGGCTTCCGGGCTGCTATTCAGGTGCTCGACGACAACAACGTACCCATGAACAACCGTGTATGGGTAATCTCTCCTGCTATGAAGAAAGAGTTACTTGGTGTTTCTAACTACATCAGCACTGACTTTGTAACGGGTAAGCCTGTTGAGTCCGGTTCTATCGGTAGCCTCTACGGTATCGACATCCACGTAAGCACTAACCTGCCTACTGAGAACACTGACGAGAAGGGTTCACTGTTGTTCCACAAAGATGCTATTGTCTTTGCAGAGCAGCTGGGTGTCCGCGTCCAGACTCAATACAAGCAAGAGTGGTTGGCTGACTTGATGACAGCTGATACCTTATACGGTACTCACATCTATCGCCCAGAAGCAGGCGTTAAGTTGTTCGGTACGGTCTAAGCACA